AAAATTTGTAGTAGCATCCGAAGACGATGTAACAGAAGCACTTGAAGTAATGCAGCTATATAAAGACAACGGATTTAGAGGTGATATTTACTTAATGCCAGTAGGCGGTGTAACTGATGTATACAACCTTAATAATCGACGAGTAGCAGAACTTGCACTACAACACGGATTGAGATACAGTGATAGACTTCACCTCCCTCTCTTCGGTAACAACTGGGGAACATAATGTTTGGAAATTTTATAAAAAAAGTGTTTGGTGGTGAAAATCCAGAACTAAAACATCAGCAAGAGGTGCAAGCTGCAATTAAAGCTAAACAACAAGCTAAGGTTAAACCTAAAGCTAAAGCTAAAGCTAAAGAAAAGGTAATTGAAAAAGCACCATTAACAGACAAAGAAAAAGCAAACTTAAGACACGAACCGTGGGTTGATGTAATTGGCTTTAGGGTTAATCCAGAAAACGTTAGAAATGGTTTTTTTGAAATTGATTGGAATGATTACTGGATTGAAAAATTAAAACAAGAAGGATACGGCTTTGATGGTGATCCTGAAGATGAAATTGTAGGTCGTTGGTATAGAGATATCTGTTACAATGCTGCAGCAGCAGAAGGTATCGATATTTCAGATCAAGATTTTGGAATACTTAAAGTTAACAAATCATAATAGAGGGCATATGGCATTTATTGAAGTAGACACAGCAAATCTTTTTTCTAGAGCGAGACATTCTGTAGGCGGAAGTGACGATATTAAACTTGGCATGGCTTTACATATCATGTTTAACGGAATTAAGAAAACATGGAACGATTTTGACGGGCATCATGTTGTGTTTTGCTTAGAAGGTCGTAGTTGGCGTAAAGACTTTTACGAACCTTATAAGAAAAATCGTGCAGTGACTCGTGCTGCAATGACTGTTAAAGAGCAAGAAGAAGATAAAATATTTTGGGAGGCATTTAACGAGTTCTGTGAATTTGTACGTGACAAAACTAACTGTACAGTATTACAACATCCACGGTTAGAAGCAGATGACTTAATTGCCGGCTTTATTCAACTGCACCCAGATGATAAACATATTATCTTTAGTACCGATACTGACTTCCAGCAACTAATTAGTCCAACGGTTAGTCAGTATAACGGGGTTGCAGATCATCATATTACACACGAAGGGTACTTTGATGCAAAAGGCAAACCTATTAAAGACAAGAAAACAGGTGAAAACAAGTTACCATTTGATCCCGAATGGATGTTATTTGAAAAATGTATCCGCGGTGATACAAGTGATAACGTATTTTCAGCATATCCTGGTGCTAGAACAAAGGGCACTTCAAAAAGAGTAGGATTAACTGAAGCGTTTGAAGACAGACACTCTAAAGGGTATTCATGGAACAACTTTTTACTGCAAAGATGGACTGACCATAATGGTAAAGAACATCGAGTAATGGATGATTACGAACGTAACAGAACGCTAATTGATTTAACACAACAACCGGAGGATATTCGTAAGATTATTGAAGACACAATTACGGAAAACGCTAAACCTAAAGAGATTTCACAAGTAGGGGTGCGTATGATGAAGTTCTGTCAGTCATATGATATGAAACGCATTGTTGATAGCATACAACAATACAGTATTCCTTTCCAAGCAAACTATTCAAAACAATAACATGAAAACAATTACAATACGTAAAGACGAGTTAATTGAAATTTTAGCAGTTTTAGAAAAATTTCCCGAAGTAAATAAAATTGAAGTAGAATATCAATCCGGGAGTATTGGAGACATATTAAATATTTCATTCCCATATGTAGTAAATGGCATTGCTACTACACAAACTGTTGAGATATCTGGTGTAGATCAATGGTAGAAATTGAATTACGTGCAAAACCAATAGTAGATGGTAAATTTTGGATTGTTGAACAAGACGGTTTAAAAATTGCTACTCTTCGTAAAAAAGAAAACAACAAATATGTACTAAGTAGTAATAACAACGAGGTACTGTTTAATAAAAAAGAGGAACTTACTAAAGAATTTGGTCCTAATTTCTTCTTATCTAATAACAATATAAAAGTTTCAGCTATTGAAACTAACGAATGCTATGGATATCCAACAAGTTGTAAACCGTATAACGCTATTTACGACGTTAGACGCAAATTACCACTATTTACCAAAAGTGATCAAAGTAAAAGTTTATATTGCGCTGGATATTACATTATTAAATTTGAAAAAGGGTGGGTTAAAAGCTTCTGTCCTAAGGTAATTACTATAGAACGAAACGATCACAAAGGACCGTTTAAAACGGAAATTGAAATGAAAATGGTACTAGCAAATGCGAAATCAGATTAACACTACACCAATATCACAATTTGCTCAGTTGTTACGTGCAACTGAGCTTTCTCAGCAAAAAGAAGTAAAAATTCCCGTGCAACAGGCTAGATTACTTAATTTAGCACTAACAGAACTGTTAGATCAAGTCAATCGTGACTACGGCGAGTTATTAGCATCTTTAAAACAAAACAACGACACTGAAGTTGTCTCAGTACAACTTGACGGTGGCGGATTTGGTGAAGAAATATAGGCTAAATATACGTAGTTAATAGGAGGACCTCATGTCGAGACCTAAACCGCGTGTACTTTTAGAATACACTAATCCATCTACAAATCAAACAGAACAAATTTTAGAAGCTGATGCCATATGGGCTGTATACTATCGCAATGAACCAATTAATTTAAAAAGTGTTTCTAGTAATTTAAGTTATAAGTATAAAAAGACCAGCTTCTCAAATGAAGGCCATGCACATAACTTAGCTAAAAAGCTAAACATTATGTTTAAATGCAGCAACTTTGCAGTTTTAAAGCTACTTAACGGGGTTATAGTACGATGATTACGCAAACTGCATTAACAAAAATATTTTTAGAACAGTGGGGTAAATGCTCTGATGACACTAACGTAAAATTGTTTTCACGTAAATGGTGGAAATCAGTGCGACTAAACAAGCCTACTGCATTACGGTTAAGTGATGATGGATTTGATTTCTTAACTAAAACATTAGAACTCAAATCATACGAAATTCCATTTACAGATACTATAGAACTCAGTCCGCAAACAATTATTTTTTTAGAACGGTATATGGATTGCCCATATTACTTAACATATAAAAGTATAATAGTATTTAACGAACGTAAATGTGTTGAACTTTACTTTTTCTCAGATGACATACGCAGATACGGGTTATCTAAAGCAATGAAAGAACGGCAAAACAACTTATAAAAAATATTTGACATCTATTAAAAATACTGTATAATATGCAGCATAGTTAGTTAGCAACGCAGCAGCAACACAACATGCTTACTTATTATACTTAACTTTCTTTTTAACTCACTATGAGGAATTTACACTATGAGCAACGAAATCACTTCACGTACAGTCGGTCCTAAACAAGCTAAAAAAGCATTACGTAAAGCATTTAGCAGCAAACGTCCAATCTTTATTTGGGGTCCTCCAGGCATTGGTAAATCAGATATTATTAAGCAATTAGGTGGTGAGTTAAGCGCACATGTAATTGACGTTCGTTTAAGTTTATGGGAGCCAACAGACATTAAAGGTATTCCATACTTTGATTCAGTAGATCAAACAATGGTATGGGCTCCACCGTCAGAACTTCCTAGTCAAGCATTTGCCGCTAAACACAAAAGCATCATTTTGTTTTTAGACGAAATGAATTCTGCTGCACCTAGTGTTCAAGCTGCTGCTTATCAGCTTATTTTGAACCGTCGTGTAGGACAATACGAGTTGCCAGAAAATGTTGTTATTGTTGCTGCTGGTAACAGAGAAACAGACAAAGGTGTTACTTATCGCATGCCAGCTCCACTTGCTAACAGATTTGTGCATTTAGAAATGGCTGTTGACTGGGATGATTACTTTGACTGGGCTACAGAAAACAACATTCATCCAGATGTAGTTGGCTTCTTAACAGCAAGCAAACAGGACTTATATACATTTGATACTAAATCAAGTTCACGTGCATTTGCTACTCCGCGCTCATGGAGCTTTGTAAGTGAATTAATTGAAGACAACGATGTTGACGCTGACACATTAGCTGACTTAGTTGCAGGTTCAATTGGTGAAGGACTTGGTATTAAGTTTATGGCACATAGACAGTTTGCAAGTAAATTGCCTGATCCACGCGCAGTACTTGACGGTAAAGTTACAAAATGTGAAACTAAAGAGATTTCAGCTATGTACTCTTTAACAATTAGCTTGTGCTACGAGTTAAAAGAGCTTGCAAGCAAAAAACAACCTAATTGGAACGATCAAGTTAACAATTACTTCTTGTTTATGATGAACAATTTTGAAACAGAGATTGCAATTATGGGCACTAAACTTGCATTATGCCAATACAAGTTACCATTAGAGCCAGATGAAATTGCATGCTTTGATGACTTCCATAGCAAATATGGCAAATACATTACGGCTGCTAGCGGTCAGTAATATCAAAGTAGTTGACACCGCCAAAAGGCGGTGTTATACTTTACACTTACTAACAATTTTAAGGAGTACTTCATGGCATTAGATACAATCGTAGACAAAATTATTGTAGCTCGCGTAGGGTTATTACTACGTCATCCATTCTTTGGTAATATGGCTACACGTTTAAAAATTATTGACGGTACAGATTGGTGTCCAACTGCTGCTACTGACGGTCGTTCTATCTTTTATAACCGCGATTTTTTTGAACCGTTAACTGTAAAACAAATTGAGTTTGTTATAGGTCATGAGATTCTCCATAACGTATTTGATCATATGTCACGTAGAGACGGCCGCAATCCTAAAATCTTTAACATTGCTTGTGACTATAATGTTAATGGTCAAATGGTTCGTGATAAAATTGGTGAGCCACCTCCGCAAATTAAAATCTTTCATAATCCAGATTATTACGGTATGGGTTCTGAAGAGATTTATGACAAGCTAATGGACGAGTTTGATGAAGACTCACTTAGCAAATTAGGTCAAATGTTAGACGAACATATTGATTGGGAAAGTGATCCTAACGGTACTGGTCGTCCACAATACTCACGTGAAGAACTTAAAAAGATTCGCGATGAGATCCGTGAAGCTACAATGGCTGCTGCTCAAGCTGCCGGTGCTGGCAATACACCTGCTAGTGTTTCACGTATGATTAAAGAGCTTACTGAACCTAAAATGAACTGGCGTGAAATTTTACGTCAACAAATACAAAGTACTATTCGCAATGACTTTTCGTTTATGCGTCCTAACAGAAAAGGTTGGCACATGAATGCTATTTTGCCAGGCACTAACTACGACGAAACAATTGATATTTGTGTTGCAATTGATATGTCAGGTTCAATTGGCGATGATCAAGCTAGAGATTTCTTAAGTGAGATTAAAGGCATTATGCAAGAGTATCAAGAGTTTAATATTAAGCTATGGTGCTTTGATACACAAGTTTACAACGAAGCTGATTACAATGCTTACACTATTACAGAGTTTGATGAGTATCAGCCAAAAGGTGGCGGTGGTACTGAGTTTGATGCTAACTGGGATTACATGAAAGAACATGATATTCAACCTAAAAAGTTCCTTTGTTTTACTGATGGGTATCCTTTTGGAAGTTGGGGCGATGAAGGATACTGCGACACAGTGTTTATTATCCACGGTAATGACAAAATTGTTCCTCCATGGGGCGAGGTTGCTTACTACGAATTTGCTAAGGAGCCAGCATAATGGCTCTAAAAAATGGAAAACCAAATCCATTAAATTACTTTAACATGCGTAGGGTAGGCTTTGCCTGCCCGCATTTTAAATACTTTACTATCAATAGATTTAATCCAACATTAATCAGATCTATAGATGGTTGGATTTCAAAAAATTTAAATAATCGATATTACATAGACAAAGGGATTTCATTAGACTCATCTAATTCCATTGTTTATAACATTACTATTGGGTTTGAATCTGAAAAAGAACTTAGCTTTTTCACAATTGCATGCCCTGAACTCAACTCAAGATAATTACATTTATTACAGAAGGAAACATTATGACAGAAAACGTAGAACAACAAGCAGCTGAAACTGCAAATGCTGAACAAGGTTCAGATTTAACAATTAATGATTTAAACGCATTAAAAACTATTATTGACATTGCTAGCTCACGCGGTGCATTTAAACCTACAGAAATGGTAGCAGTTGGTCAAACATATACTAAGTTATCAACGTTCTTAGAAATTGTTGCTAAACAAGCCGAAGCGACTGCCGGAGCTCAATAATGGCTGAACTTAAACACGTTGGCAGAGTAATTGGCTCTGGCAAAAAATGTATTGTTGCATATCGTTCATTACCAGGAGATGCATACAATTGTTTAATAGTGCCTACTGAAAATTTACCTGATAGCTATCACGATGCAATTATTAGTTTAGTAGAAAGTAATGCAGGACAAGCTTCATATGAATTTGCAGAAGCATTAGCGCGTACTAATTTTCCAGATGGGTATGTTATGTTAACTGCATTGCATGCTCAAGGCAAACTAGTAAAACTTTCAACAGATCAAGTTGAAATGTTACCTACACATACAGTTTCAATAAAATTGTCCGAATTGAATCAAATCATTGCAGAACAACGAGGAACTACAGTTGATGAGTTATCACTTAAATCACCAACTAAAATTGAACCTGTTATTGAAAAAGTAAAAGAAACAGAACCAGCTGATGCTAAATCAGCATTGGTAGAATTATTATCTCCTGAACAAAAAGCTAAACACTATCGTTCAGAAGCAGATCGTTTATCAAAAGAAGCTGCATCATTACGTAGACAGGCCGAAGAACTAGTTCCCACAGTTAAAAAAGCTAAAACTGAAACCGTAGTTGAAGAAGTAGTAACTACGAAAAAAGTAGCTAACAAGGCAACAGTTGACAGTCAAAAAGAAACCACTTCCTAAGGAAGTTATTGCAGTTTGGCCTGAAATATTAGAAGAGGTGTCAATTAATACGATACCTCTTCCGTATTTACATTCTGTAATTGTTAACTTTAAAGATAGTAAATCATGGGAAATAAAACTAACTGCAAAGTTAAAAAACGAAGGTTGGGACAGCTTTCAACTTAGTTTAGCTGACCTACTTAGTTCATATGAAGATCGAATAGACGATGTTGATTTTAAAATTGATGCAGTTAAAATTAAAAAAGACATTGAAAAATCAACCAATAAATTTTTTAAAAAAAATAAATTATGAATATCAAATTAGTATCATATTCTCAACCAACTGAAGAATTTGCTGAATTAGGAATTACCGATGCACAAGAACTTATAGCATTTTGCGCTAGAGTAAGTAATCCTTCAAATCAGTTTAACACAGACACTTCAGAAAAACTAATCAACTACTTAATTAAGCATGCGCATTGGAGTCCACT